CAGGTGGGTGGTGTGGTGTGGGCAGCAGTGGGGCCAAATCTTTCTTCGGTGAAGCATTTTTATTTTGTTTTTGTTTCTTTTTCTGGGTGTTTTGTGGGAAGAAGATGCCCAAGACGCGGCATTTGCACTTCGGACTGCAGTATTGCTTCCATGACACAGCGCCAGATCCTTCGGGCGTGTCATAGACCTTGACAATATGTTTCGGATGGAGCTTCAACTTGTCTAGGTACTGCAGCGAACAAAGGTTTTCGCCTTTGCCCGCTTTCCAGCTGGGGTGCAAAGCAAGTGGGTCCAAGCCAACGACGACTGGACGGTCACCTGCACGTAACAGCTTCGCTGCTACGGTTTTCGAGGAGGCCACGTGGAATGGGTTGGTCTCTGCTACTGTTGCGGTCAGCGGTTTGCCTTCAACAATGGCCTTAGCATTCGCTTCGTACAAGCGTCTGGAATGGTCAGTGTTGACGCGCATGTCCTCCGGTGGTGCTTCTTCGGGGTTCACGCACGGCTCGCCGTTGACGGTGGTGGCCAAGGCCTCCTTCGTTGTGTGGTCACACAACGGCAACGACAGTACAGCTTCATCATTGTTTCCGTTTTGAATGGTCTCAATGTGTTCCTTGAAGAAACTGTAGTTGAAGTTGGGAAGGCCTTCTTCCAGGTGGTCAAGCATCCAATCTTCGAAAGTATTTGGGTATTGATCAGCTGGGGAAAATCGGTCCCACCAGGATCCGATTTTGAACTTCGACTCCGCAATGTGCACAGTTGACATGTTGCGTGTCGTCTTCTCAGTGAGGTTGCGTGCGGCGCAGTAATTCACGAATTCTCGTATTACTGGCGTATTTCTGTCACTCGCAGCGAGTGACATAATCTTTATCGCAAATTTGGCCAATGGGGCAACCGTGATGGACGTCGTGACATGGATTTTCGATATGGCGCGCGGAATGTCAGTACAGGAATTGGGGTCTCCGTACCAGACGTTTGGTCCATAATACCGCGCGAGAAAATTCACACCAGAGTGGAGTCGTTCGACAAAATTTGGCTTCATGACCAGGCTAATTTTGTCTGCGGCTGACAGTATGTTCTCAGAGGACAAGTCGGCGGCAACTAGATCGTCGCCGCCGGCAATGACTCCGTCAACTATCTTGTTCCAGGCTTGCTCGTAAG